TTACAATAATTTTTGATTCGCCAAACTGTTGAAAACTAGTTTTGCTTGTGCCATATAGTTTGCTTTCGGTCATGTTGCCGTCTCCGGATTTTTTGGATAAAAAGTCGTAATCTCGTTTTTCTAAATTACTCTTTGAAATGTCTCGTGTATCAAAATTTAATAATTTTTGTTTTGCAAATTCTCGAAGTTCTTTCAGAAATTTGTAAAAATTCTTTTTGGTGTAATCAGATTCTTTGTCTACTATAGCATTTGAATAGATAATTGTAAGGCCGTCTTTATCTCCGTCCTCGTCTTCATCTTTTTCTGCAAGATGGATTGTAATTCTTCCTAAATTTTGTCCATCAATTGCGTAGTCAAAATCAAAGAATCTAGCTTCTGATGGTTTGCCTGTGGTTTCGCTTTCTTTGTCCTTAAGGCTTATCTCTGGAAAAGAAGTACGAATTTTAGCAAATAGCTCTTTAGCAATTAAATTTAGATTTTTATTCATATTCGTATTTATCACATGTTTGTGGAAATAAAAATTGGCATTGGCATGTCAATGTCGTCATCGCTGACAAGATCACTGCTGTTAATAGTGGCATAAACCCGCTGATCCCAATCTCCTAGTACTTGACTCATTCTAACTAACAATAAACATGCACTTACTAGATCGTCTTGTTCATCATTTTTAGCTTTAAAACTTACTCCATGTGCAATAAAAGTTTTAAGCTCTGAAATCAACGGCCTACTGTAAATAGCCATCTTATTAGTTTCTATTAGATGTTTTAATCTAGCAGCAGCAGCAATTTTTGACCCGTGCGTAGTGTTAAATCCTTTGCGGAACTTACGCACATGGCCTTTTCTTACAGGTTCGCTAACAAATAGTCCTGGAAAGTTTTCTTCTCCAATATCTTTTATGCAGACTAATCCTGCTTCACCAACTGTGTTATTTTCTATAGTCCAATAGATGCTGTTAGGATTATCGTCGCCCATGAAATCATTAATGTATCTTAATATTTCTCGTAATATTTTAATCTGCCCTTGTATAGGCGTAAGATTGTGTTGCCACTCTGCTACTTGAGTAAAGCTAGGTAATTCAAACACTTCTATAGCAGCATTGTTGCCTCCTGTACCTAAACTAGGATCTAATGTAATAGCATAGATACTTTCTTTGTTTAATTTTTTATACCAGCGTGTCTGACCTACACGTTGAATTGGCTCCATACCTTCTAGTTCTGATAGTTTGATGCTGTTAACTAGTGTTTCGTCGTAGATTAAGAATTCACAGTTATATTCTCGACGGAATCGTTCTTCACCAATACGGCCTCGTTCAGCAGTTTCCCAGGCTGAATCTCTATCTGGATGCTCGCTCCATTTACAGGTAAAAGGAAAAAATCCATTTATACCTACTTCTTGTTCATTGCCAAATTCGTCAAACTTCTTGTTGGCTTCTTTCCATATAATAGCAAACGTGTCTTCGTCACTGTTAGGTGTTGACGTGATAATTGCTTTACCGCCTGTGGCTAGTGTAGGTGATATGGATGTCCAGAATTCATCAGCGATATTGGGGGGAACAAATGCAAACTCATCACAGTATAGTAAGGAGATAGACATACCGCGGCCTGTATTGCCAGTAGTAGTTGTAGAGACAATGCGTTATTTGTGTGCAGAAATTAAAATTGTTTGATCGGGATGAAACATAGCATACCATAAAAGATATCCTGCGGCACAGGTAGTTTTGCCCATTTGTCGAGGTAACATGTTGATGTTAAATCGATGTCCATGGTATGCGTCTAATAATCTAGTTTGGAACTCAAAAGGTTCAAACAGCAATTTACCTTTTACAGGATGCTGTATATAAAAAAACTTTTGGCAGAAATAATGATATCCGTCTTCAAGACTACAGGCCAGCAGATCTTCAATTTGCTGCTCTGTAAATGATTCTTTGGTGTGAGCCTTTTTAGTTAAGACTCCATCTAATGATTTTGATGGCATACGATTATTTACAACAAAAAAGCGGGCAAATGCCCGCTTTTGAAATTATAAAACTGATCAACGAGATTTAACTTCGTTGTATAAGTTTGACAGGCGATTTACAAGACTTTCCATTGCTGGAACACCTCTAGGCGCATATCCGTCATAACGATCGCCTTGATTGCCTCTGCTAGCGTTGCCGTGTAGGTCGTCGCCGGTGCCTGTAACTGCGCCGGTATCTGCATACATTTCATCTGGGCTGTTGGCAAATTCTTCTTGTCCAATTATTTTTTGTTTGTCGCCACCTATGCTTGGAGGCTGCATTTTTTTAATAAGGATTGCAGGATCTTGCATACCGTCATCGCTGCCAGCATCACCGCCATCTTCAATATTTTTTAAGATATCCATTAGATTTTTAATGCCGCCTGCGCCGCTAGCGTTCATACTAACATTTGCACTAATGCTGTCTGCTTGAGGAGGTGTTGGACTTCTCATACCCATCATACCACCTGGCATGTTTGCCATTCCTGGCATGCCGCACTCATCTACGTCGCCTTCTTCTTTAACTTTAAACTCTTGTCCGTCAACTTCAAATTCATCTTTGCCCGCATCTCTAGCAGCATCTAATGCACCGCTGAAAGCATTGCCTTCATTAGGCTCTTCGATGACTTGCTGATCTAATTCAGCCATTCTTTGTATTAATTCTTGGAAATTCATATTATCGTCCTTTTCTTGGGTCTGGGTTTCCTGATAGACCCTTGAGCAAACTGTGGGCAGGGCCAGCTTTGGTCATTTCAGTTGCTTTTTCTTTGTGCAATGATTTGGCCAGTAATTTTTCGTTCACGCCTTTAAATTGTGTAGGTTGACTTTCTTTTCTTTGCTTTGCTAAATCTTTTAAGAAATTACTGATGTATTTTTCGCCTACTAAATTTTGATTATTCTCTTTAGGGTAGTCTTGAGTTAAAATAGATTTAGCATCGTCTGCTTCTGTTTCAACAGCCATGTTTGCTTCTTCAATAGGAGTTCTTACACGAATGCAAGATCTACTTAATCCTGTAGAGCTAGCTAAAAGTTCTGCTAATACTGCACTGGTAGTAGGATAATCTAACTCGGTCTCAAATACTGTCATTGCTGCATTTTTTATTTCTGGAAAATCAAGTAGAGTTGCTTGTATTGGAGTGCTTTTACCTTTGGTAAATTTACTTACTTGGTATTTTTGTAATGCGGCTTCCATAACATCTTCGCAATGCTCGGGAAGATCTCCTGCAACTTTTATTTTAAAGACGTATTTTTTAGCGTCTTGATTTTCTTTAAGGTAGTGACTGAATAGTTTCATGGCTTAAATCCTAATGTATTATTTATTCATATTTTTAAGTTTTTCAATTAGGCTGTTGCGATCACTAATAATCACACCCTCACCATGTACAGTAAGAGTTTCATCGCCGGCTTTTTGATCTAACTGTTGTTTCTTAAGTTGAAGTTCGATCATCTTAAGTTTTTTATCTAATTTTGCTGACTTTGCATCAATTGCATTTTTAAGCATAGTTCCCGCAACTTCAAATATGCGGCCGCTGTATCTAGCTTCTACATTCATACCTAGATCCATAAGGTCATCATAGGCATCTGTGGCCCGCTGTGCTAGAGCATCAAGTTCTCCGTCAGCAATATCTCCAAGTCCTTTGACCTGCGGAAGGGCTGCTGATATTTTATCGAATTCTGATAGGTCCCGTAACAAAGGCTGTGCCTGTTCAGCTACTGCGTTTCTTTCAGCAACTTTTTCCGCATCCTTAACCATTTTCTTGTTTTCGGGCAAATTGAGCAATTCTTCTAGTTTTTTAGTCATACAAATACTTATCTTTTTCCACCGTTATGGAAAATTTCATTTTCGTTGACTACTCTAAACTTTATGCCCTGTGCTTTGCACCAAGCCTGTGCGGCTCGCCATTTGGCAACATTCCTTGCATACTCAATTTGATTGTTTCTGCTTTTACCTACTTTTTCTCTTAACGTTTGATTTTGTGGTTTAACTTCTACTAGTTCAGTGTGTATTTGACTGTTTTTATCAAGATACTGTATAAAGAAGTCTGGAACATATACTGTTTGTCGACCAGTAATTGGACAACGATAAGGTATTGCTATCGATTCGCTGGCCCATTTTTGAACGCTACCGTGAGAATCGCAGAAACGCATAAATGCCAATTCCCAACTACTGCGGTATGTAGGACTTTTTTTGCCTACATATTTTTCTGGATTTAAAGGTTGATATTTTCCAGATGCAAATCTACTCATGGCTTGATGTTTCTGCTTTCTAGAGCATCATTGTCTGTGGTGAATTTAAATCCTAGGATGCTGGTCTTTTCTCGATAGGCATTAAGGACTTGACTTACAATAGTACTGAGTTGTACGTCATTTAAACCTTTAAGGCTGTCTAGTAGTTTAAAAACATTTACGTTATCAACTTTAGCCTGATTCATCAAGACAATTCCTGTACTTCTAGCGGCTTCTTCTCCGAATCCTCGTTTTAAGAAAAAGCCCACAACAGCATCTACTTGACTAGCAGGAAAGCTTATTTGATTAATAAAATATTTGTCAAAAAATGTTTTGACGCCTGTGCTACTATCTTCAGTAGCTTCGGTGGGAATATTACTAGTGACTTCTGACATGTTAACCGCCTTGTGGACCAAAAATACTTATTGCTTTTGCAGGAGTCGATTGCGAAGCTCCTGGTACTGGAAAACTTACATTTGGTTGACCGCTTAATCCAACTCGGGCAGTAGCATTTATGCCTGTTAGCACAGCACCTGTAACTTGATTAAGTGCGCCTTCTTTAGTGAGATTTTTTGCATTTTGATATGTGTTCACTGCGGTAATAGCTGTGCCTATTAGAGCTGCTGGATTTTTAAATGTATTAGGATCGCCCATTGCACCAAGTACAGAACTTATTCCGCCTAATATACTGCTGGCATTACCAAAGATACTAGTACCTCCACCTAATGCCACAGGGTCTGATGCGGCACGTCTTGCCTGCGGATCGGCAGCATATGGGCTTGGTGTTTGATCGTAGTGCTCTTGACTAAATCCATTGGGTATTCCGTTTCTTACTCTACCAGTTTCATAGGCCACAGATTCATAGGCCAGCGTCATAGACTGTTCAGCAGGTTGACTGCTACTTGAGTCTAATGTATCGTGATTCCACTGTGTTACTATAGGATTAATTAATTTATACGCATACCATGCTTTTTTAGCAAGTTGATAAATTACTATACTTGTAAAAAACGGCACAGTACTGTTATTATCTAAACCATAACTAGCTTTAATAAACGGTTTAGCTTTCATAGCAGTCCTATTATAGGCGCCAATATTATCTGCTGCGCTAGTATCACCGTAGTAGTAATTAAAATAATTGTACCATAGCTGTCCTACAACACCATAGTTGTCATCATGGAATCTTAAAGTTACAGGTTGATAATCAATTTTGTTCTGTACAACTTTTTTTCTGTTGTATTGATTTAATGTTTCAGACTGTACTGTAAATTTAGGTAATTCAGCTGATTTAACCAGCATGTTAATTTCGTTCTGATGTCGATATTTAAATCCTAAATTCTTAAGAGCACTAGAATTAATATTGAAAACTACATGGTAGAGGAATTTTGTTTTAGGAGCAAGACGTAGATCACTTTCTCGATACAGACGAGAAGCGTGTTGAAAATCACGAAGAACTGGTTCTCCGGGTTGTCTTATTCCATATTGAACTGGTGTTGGCATAATAATATTTATCGTTCGATATTAACTACGTAGTTAATACTCAGTCACAAAAAAGCCCACTTGCGTGGGCTTTTTATTAACCGCCTGTGGCGTTTGTACTTACTGAACGACCGTAGCTTGTTCCAACGCCAGCTAATGGTGAATTATCTGGTTTCTGGATTGCGTTGTCATACTTAATACTCATCTGTATTGTTACAGGAGCATTTTCGCTGTATGATAAATTCTGGTAGTTAACGTTTTCTAGATAGCAACCATAAAGTTCCCATGTTTCTAGAATGCCAACTGTTTGATTTCCGTTACCGCCATCAAGAATTTCAATTTTAGTTGAAAACTTATAATCAATACCAGAAGCAGCTGAAGCTTGCTCATAGAAGTCAAATTGTTTCTGTAATTGCTCACCAACAATTTTCTGTGTAGCACCAGTTACATCGTCACGAACGTTAAGAGTAATTGGCGACCATGTGTGTTTACCTGCTAGATAAACACGGCTGTTATATACATCAACAGTAATTGGATCAAATGCTATAGTGGGTCTTGTTACGTCAGCAACTTGTTTAGTTAACTCTGCTGTTGATGATGCTAGACCAAAACCTAACAAAGTAACGCGGAAGCGATACTTGAGTTTTGGCATTAGCAAACCCTGTGACTGAGCACCGTCTAATGGTACTGTGAATTTGGTTAATGTTGAAATTGACATATTAATATCCTCTTATTATAGACCTGCGATTTCGCCAGTGTTCTTCAAACGCAATGGAATGTAGATAAATTCAACTGCTTTAACTGGCTCAACAGCTACATCAACCCAAAGTTCATTTCTATCAATTCTAGCAGGAGTGTTATTGCTTTCATCACAAACTACTAGGTAGTCGTAAAGAGCACGTTGTCCAACTAGTTCTAACATCAATGAATCGACAGCACCTTTGATCTCATCTCTAGTGATCTTATCGTTTGGTTCAAACACGTATGGTTTAGCTAGTGCATTTAGTTGTCTACGTAGGTAAATCACTAAACGAGCTACGTTAATACGATCAAGTGCGCTGGCTGCTTTTGCTCTAGTGCGCTGACCGTAGTTTACTAGACCGCTGCCTGTAAAGAATGTAATTGGATTAATCTTTGATTCATAAAGTGTATCGCGTTGACCGTTGTTTAGTGCAACTGATCTAAATTCACCTTCTGCATCTACATACCCAACTGCTGTAGCATTTGTAATACCGCCACGACGTAGTCCGGCTGGTGCAAACCATGGATAAGCTACTTGATCGTTAAGAGCAATAGTTCTTAACATCATATGGCTCGGTGGAACAACTACGTTGTTACCAAAGTTATCGCTGGTAAAGCCCCATGGATAGAACATAGCCATGTATTCGTCGTAACTTACTGCGCCTAGATCGTTGTCTTCTAGAGCTAGACGTTGGTTAGTACCCCATCTATTCAAGCTAGTAGCATCTGGTGTTAAACGTGCTGGTGTATCACCAACTACAAATGCTGTTAGTCCACGATCATAGTTTAAGCTAATTAACTCACCTATTAACTCTGGATATCCTGGGCAAGCCATCAAGTTAAACACACGACTTTCTTCGTCACGAATTTGTTGATTACTGTTCACCAACGCTTGCAGAGCTTGTACAACTACCTTGCGCTGTGCTTGACGTCCGAAGCTTCCACTTCCGTCTGGGTTATTAGCACTCTCTGTTACCCAACGATGTGTGTAGTAAGCCTGCATTGACTCGCCAACAGGTGCATTAAATCTTGTGTTGTCTGCTGTAGTGTCAATGTAACTTTGTTTAAATTTCTTAACGTTGAATCCACTTCTACGTAGATTCCATAACAACATACCTTTTGGATATAATGCTGGATCTGGGCAGTCAAAGTCTACGAAATTACTTGTGAGTAATTCTTCAATAGTTCCGGTAGGTGCATTATCAGCAGTGCCGCCATCTGTTCCTTGTCTAGCATCTGCAAATAAGATACCTTCGTCTGTTGACTGGTCAGTCTTATCTACTAATACCCAACGATCTTTAAC